ACAACGGATTCTATAGATTGAGCATATCTGTTGATGGGTTTTCTGGCCAGACAGCGCGTTGCCTTGTATACCTAGCTAGAACAGACGCGTCGTTTGATGCGGCTTCTGGAGATTCAGCAGTAATCTACGGCGCACAGCTTGAAGCTGGCTCATTCCCCACAAGCTACATCAAGACTACAGGAAGCACAGCAACACGCTCTGCCGACGTAGCGTCTATAGACACTGACGACTTCGGTTATAACAAAGCTGAAGGCACAGTCGTTTGCGAGTTTAATATAAACTATGAGGACGGTGGAAGTGGCTTCCCTAGAGTATGGGAGATAGGTAATAACTCATCATCTGCGGATCGTATAAATATTTACATCGCGGAAGGCAACGGCAATTTAGCAGGGGGTGTTAATACAAATGGTGTCGGCGTTGGTGGCACTCTAAAAACTAATACAGGTGGCTCTGTGCAGTCAAATGTCGCGCTCGGTTGGGCTAGAAATGACTTTGGGATGACTGACGACGGTGACTCAGTGATTGCTTATTCTGACATAGACATTTTGCCAACTGCTAACCCCCGAAACGTCTTTAAGATTGGTGGTGCGGCAAACTCTGGCACTGACAACATCAGCGGCCACATCAAATCAATCAAATACTATCCACGCAAGCTGACTAACGCACAACTACAGGATCTAACATCATGACAGAAGAAGTAATCGAAGAAGTAATCGACGCACCGAAAGTAGACTTCTATTTACGTCTTAGTGCTGAGTCAGATATGCCTACTGTACTGGCTGACTTCTACCGACAGGACTACGTGACTAACGTGGACGAGGAAGGCGTAGAAACGCAGACAGTGGACGGTGATCCCTACCTAGTAGCTCATAGCCATGACTACGCTATCGACGTTGTAGGCGTACTACACGAGCCCACAGGCAACACGCTGACTGACGACGAGGGCAACGAGTACCCAGAGATGCAAGCAATGGCAGGCTGGCACGTTAATATGCGTTTAGTCGGTGATGCTATGCGTGAGACTGTAGAGGCTTTGGATGAGACACACGGTGTTACGCCCGAAGCGCCTAAGCGTGTATGGCTGTAGATGATCGAGAGTATTGGCATCGCAAAATCGAAAGTATTAATCGACAGATCGATGAGCTAGTGACTACAAGAGATTCCATATATCGATTGTTAGCAGCGAATATTACGCACCAAATTCATGATGGCGATTACGAAGTTATCGAAGAGTCGCAAGAGACTTTACCCGTAAAATGGAAGGGCAGGGACTTTACGTAAGGGACGGCAGATGAGCATAAAATGGCAGGGATTGTTTTTACTGACATTGCTGCCGTTCGCAGTGAGTGCACAAGAGCCTATTGTTACTGAGTCCACGACGACTAGCACCGTAACAACCAATGGCGACATGACTACTAGGGTAGAGTCGCCCCCTCCTACCGCAATAGCCCCTCAAATTATATCTAACAGCAATTCAGATCTTTGTACCGTGGGTGTCGCTGGTGCTGTTCAAACGCAGATCCTTGGCATATCCGCTGGTTCTACTGTCAGAGATATGAACTGCGAAAAGCTGAAGAACGCTAAGGTGCTCTACGACATGGGCATGAAGGTCGCTGCTGTAAGTGTGATGTGCCAAGATGAAAGGGTATTTAAGGCAATGATGAACGCTGGTACACCCTGCCCGTACGACGGATTGATTGGTGACGCGGCGAAGCTTGCCTGGGAAACCGACACAGCGAATCAGCAAGAGCTTGAAGTAAAGACAGGTGTGGAGAGTTTGGATGAACGGGAGATCGCTGGGGCTTCTGGCTTCTTTGGTGTTCTACTCGCATTACTGCTTATCTAACCCGATTACCTACGGGGCAACAGGCAATGCGGCGCAGAATGGGGTCAATTGGGTAATGTCCCAAGTGCTACCTGACGCTGCGGGTCTGTCCGTGAATGGTGTCATCTATCAATACACAGCGATCAAAGAGACAGAAGACGACATGATCGTCTACGTCCAGAACGAGAATGCCGAAGGTGATGGTTATATCTTTCGCGAGGTCGATGATTGGTCTGGTTTACCTAGTGAGACGATCAACAAGCTGATATCGGTTAACAACATACCGATCAGTGCATGGGGTGACGGTTCTATCGAAGTAGAGGGCACGGGGTCTGTTGAAGATCCTAATGTTGTATACACCTATCAGATTGATGTTTGTTACGACGCCCAATCTGACCCCTCTTGTCCAGGCTATGTGCCTCCTGTTGAGTTACCAGAGATAGATGCTATTGATATCTATGATGCGCTAGAGGATCAGGCTGTACTCGATGCGACAGATGAGACAGATCCTGAGTTGTACGACAGAGATAGGAAACGTCAAAGGGAAGTTAAGGAAAGCCCTGATGAGCGATTAGAAGCGGCTCTAGCGGCGACTGAGAACGCATTGACGATGGCAGCGGCGGCAACACAAGATGCCATGCTTATTAGCATGAGTCGGATAGAAAGTCTGAATCCATACTACCGTGCTGACATTCGGGGTGGTACTTACCCTGAGACGTTAAGACTTCCTGTGAGTGATATGCCTGACAATAAGGCTGGCCTTCGTAATGGGCTGGCGCAACAGATTCTTCATGAGAAAATGGTCAACAGCCAATATGAAAAGTAAGGGGAAAACAATGAAATCTAAAATATTAGCCAGTGCTATGGTACTTGCATGTGCAGGAGCCATTGCAGAAGAGGCCATCATTATGGGCAATGTAGAATCCAAGTGTGTCATCAACACTGACACTACAGGTGTTTACGGAAACCCGATTGCTGGCAAGTTAAGCACAGAGACGGCGGATGGCGGTGTCGAGCCTATCATCCGCTATGACGTGGCATTGGGGGGATCCTATACAGCGCGCATTGTTGCGCCTAACAGCTTTTCCTCATCGCCTACACTTACTGATACCGTTTTCTGGGAAGGTTCATCCGCAGTCAAAGAGGTGTCAGATAGTCTTATGGCGGATTATGAATCTAACGCTGTGACGTATGAGTACACGACAGAGTACGACTTACACACTGCTGGCACGACTTGGTTCAGCGTAACCAGTCTTGCTGAGTATGGCTATGGTAAGGCTTACCCTGCGGGTGAGTATCGCGCTGTGGTTGTTGCGGAGTGCATCGCTAACTAATGAGGCAAGTGGTTGTAGTAATAGCTTGCCTTTGGAGTAGCGTAGTTTGCTCGCATGAGATGCTGCCGTCGCATCCTGTGCTACGTCCATCTTATGTGTCGGGCGTTTTGCAGACTCAGATGCACTTGTTTAACAAGCGTCGGGATGTTGAATATTACGAGATAGGTGTGTTCGATGAGGACTTTGAGCCTGTGTCATTCGTTACTGGTTATCGAGTGATACGCTTGCAGTATTTAGAGCAACTTAAGTTTGATGTGTACGTCTTAGCCGATGACGCTGATCGTGCGGAGTACATTTGCTCCAGGTCAAAGCTAAGAGGGAACAGCGCTAACGGTGCAATGGTCGCATCCAGAATCTGTTCTCGCTTTTCGGAGGTGTCACGGTGAAACGCTTTGCTGTGATCATGTTGTTTTTATGTGCTCACGCAAGCGCACAGAACAGCTCTTTGAACTTACAATTGCCTAGCGGGCCTACAAGCTATCAGTCTGACAAGATTCGTAAAGGTGACATGGATTGTCAGAACGCTGTGGGTGGCGGCATGAACTTAGAGTTCGGTGTTACTGGGATCATCAACGATGCCTCTGGGCCATTCGATAGACCAGATCCCATGTATCCAGAGCGCAAGGATGTGGGTGTTTATGCGCGCATTGTTATACCGCTAGATGGGCCAGAAGAGCGCATTAACTGCAACACCTTGTACCAGTTGCTGCTGGAGAAAGAGCGGCTAGAGGTACAGCGTTTACGCGCAGAGTTACGCAATCTGCAAAGTTTACAGACAGGTGAAGGCGGCTTTGAGAACTAATGGAAGACTTGGAGAACATTGACGATCACGTAAAGGCTGCGGCAAAGCATGTAAAGGGTATGTCTTGGGGCGCTCGCATAGCGGCTGTGATGGGGCTGAGTAGTATCCTGGGTACGCTATACGCTGGGTTTCTCATGTATCAAAAGATAGAAGAGATAGCAGGTTTAGACCTTGGTGCTTATCAACAGCAAATGGAAGTTATGGATGCGAAGGTCACTGAAGCAGTGGACTATGCACGGGACATCAAGAACGGTTTGCGCGATGATATAATTAGGATTGAACAGCAGGCAGACCGTACTGAGGATTTGGTTCGAAGTAGCACTCGCGAGATGCGCGATGCTATGGATGCTGTACAGAAAGACACGAGAGAAATGATAGATTCCGCTGATGAGCGGTTTGAAACGAGACGTGAGCAATTACGCACGTCACAAGATCAAGACATGAAAGAGTTGGAAGAGCGGTTAGAGGCGCTAGTCCAGAAGGCATTAGACAACCCACTGGCGGATAAGTGATGAACACAGCAGAAGAGGCGCTCAAGCGCATTGAGATACATGAAGCAGAATGTAAGTTAATGCGCGAGATGATTGAGAAGCGTCTCGATCAGGGCGGTGAACGATTCAATAAATTAGAGCGCATGATCATGGCTATGTACCCATTCATCATTGCGGCTTTAGGAGCGGCGGAGTATTTGAGATGAAGTTTGATGCAATTAAAGGTTTGATCGGAGACTTAGCACCTACCCTTGGAGCGGCTCTTGGTGGGCCTGTGGGTGGCGCTGCGGCAACTATGCTTGCTGACGTATTAGGTTGCGACCCAACGCCTCAGAAGATTGAGAAAGCCCTTCAGCAGGCAACCCCTGAGCAACTGACGGAGATTAAGAAGGCCGAACTTGACTTTGAGGTTAGGATGGCTGAAATAGACTTGGATGTATTTGCGTTAGAAACGAAGGATATCCAACATGCCAGAGACTCATTCTCAGAAGATTGGACAGCTCGCGCCATCGCACTTGTGTCCGTTATGTTATTTGGTGGCTATGTGTTTCTCGTTACTCTTCAGCCTGCTGATGAAAACGACCTCAATGTCGTTAACCTGGTGTTGGGCTATCTCGGGGGCATCGTGTCTTCTGTGGTGAGTTTTTACTTTGGCGCCAGTAAGTCGGGGGGCAAATGAGCAAGCTATCTGATCAACTACGTATTCACGAGGGAGTGCGCAGTCACTTCTACCGATGTACTTCTGGGCTTGCCACAATCGGTGTTGGCCGATGCATTGAGGAGGGGTCTCTTGGGCTCTCTGATGATGAGATCGATTACCTTCTAGAGAATGACATCAAGCGCTGTAAGGCAGAGTTGTTGGCGTTTTCTTGGTTTGTCGATTTAGACCCTGTACGACAAGATGCATTGACTAACCTGCTCTTCAACCTTGGCATGACTAGGCTCATGGGCTTTAAAAACGCTCTGTCTGCTATGGAGCGCGGTGACTATATAAATGCTGCTGAAGAATTCATGGATTCACGATGGGCCAAGCAAGTTGGTAATCGTGCCGATGAAGTTACAGAAATGATCCGCACAGGACGTTACCCCTCTACCTCTTGACCTTCCCTTCTATGTAACCTATTCTGTTATCACCCAATGATAACAAGGAGGGGTTATGAAAATAATAGAAGCATCAGGGAAGGATTTACTCCAGACCCTCACCAACGTCTATCCTGATTGGCAGGACCATGGACTTGATGTCATCCATAGCCGCGAGGTGAAAGGTGATCTCATCCTGTGGCTTCTCAATCGTCGCCCAGGCATGGAGCAGGACATTTTGCCGCCATCATTAGTCGAGTATTACACGGCTTGGATCTGGGAAGCTTTTCGTGATGATCATCCAGGTCGCCTTTATGAGATGTATGTAAACGCTACTTGGGAATACATAAAGGAAGATCTTTACGATGAGCTGATGATAGGCAGTCATCAAGGAGTGAGCGAGGATGTTGTTAGACACTGAACTGTTCGATCGTATCAGAAAGGAGGAAATGAAGCGCTTAGGCTCTGACCTCGAATCTTTACGACAAGTAATGATCGATAATCCAGCGAAGGAAAAAGCTTACCAAAGAAACTCATTGGCGTGGCTAGATCATTGGGAGGAACACAACGAAGAGCAACGACTTCGGAAGGAGGCAAAAGAGCGAAGAGAAAAATGGGAGGAGCGACAACACAAGCGCGGCGCCCTTCACACCCCTAGGGTCGATGTTGGATTTCAGGGTGAATTGAATGAGAGGTTCAAGTTGCACTGTGAAATTCCCGAGCCATTAATCGGGTGCGATCTTGAAGAAGAAACCTTTAGTCAGCCAGAGTCAAAGTACAACTCACTGACTCACTATCTAAGAGCAAAGGCAAAACTATGATTGATATGGAAGACATAAATACGCGATTCCCTGGGTGGATCGATGAGGTCAACGACATAAGCTGCACCAGAACCCGCGGAGATCTCGTGCTTTGGTTGATTGAGGACCACGCTTTCACTGAGCTGATCTCTGAGGCTGTATGGGCTGACAACTTTGTAGCCGAGTACGTGAGCGAGGTATTCAATCCAGAGCGCAATGAGCCGCTATACGTGAAGACACGGGAAGCCATGTGGCGAGCGGCGCAGGCAATACTGCTCGACTGCCTCATAGAAGAAAACACACGCTGGAATGATGCTTTACGGGAGGAGGCATATGCATAAGTACACTGAACTAGCTCAGATTGATTGCTCTGAGTTCATTGAGAAGAAAGGTAATCTGTCCTACATAAGCTGGGCGTCTGCATGGCATATCCTGTGCGAAAAGTACCCCGACGCGACTTACGAGCATCATGATTGGGTGGAACGCCCGAACGGCGAGATAATGGTGTTCTGCACCGTCACTGTCGGTGGCAAATCATTGAAGGCTCATCTGCCTGTACTTGATCACCGAAATAGCCCTGTCAAGAATCCAACGGTTTTTCAAATTAATACCTCAATGCAGAGATGTTTCGCAAAGGCCATCAGTATGCACGGTCTGGGGCTCTACGTTTACCGTGGTGAGGATTTACCGCCCGAGGAGTACATACCCCCTTACAAAGCCGCTATGGACGTCATGGACCTTCCTGTGAGGTTTCACGAGTTTGTGAAGAGTCTTGACGATGAGGCTCGCGATGATGCATTTAACGGTGCCCCAGCAGGTGAGAAGACAAAATTCAAACAGCAATGGCGTACAACACTTGCCGATGCGGAGGCGCAGTTTGATGAGTACGTAAATTTCATTCGGGAGGGAGTAGAGGAGGAAGACGCAAACAAGGTCTATGACCTGGTTAGTGATTTCACAGAGTACGAGAAAAACGTGGTGTGGGGTCGTTTGACTGACAGTCAGAAAAGCAACGTGAAAAAGTTATTGGAGACAATTGATGAGTAAAGGAATCAACAAGGCCATCTTGGTCGGAAATTTGGGTAACGATCCAGAGATTAGGCAGGGTAAGTCGGGGTCATTTACTACCTGCTCTCTTGCGACTAGTAGTAGCTGGAAGGACGCCAACGGTCAGGAACAGTCAAAAACTGAATGGCACAACGTCGTCGCATATGGCCGTTTGGGCGAGATTATGGGGCAGTACCTAAAAAAAGGATCGAAAATATATGTAGAAGGCTCGATCCGCACTAGTCAATGGCGTGATGATAACGGTCAAGACCGTTACAGCACTCAGATTGTCGCTAGGGAGATGCAGATGCTTGATTCAAAAGGCGCTAACTCTGGCGACTCTTACAACAAGCCAGCACAGCCCAAGCGATCAGCGCGTCAGCAAAGCCAAGGAGATATCTCTCGTGAAGCACCGCCGTTCTAGAATCAAAGGCTTTCACACGGGTAAAGGCGTTTGCAAGGCTCAAAGTCTTTCGGGCGTCTCTAACGAAGCGGTAGCTGAAATTATGGGTGTCAGTCGCATGCAAGTTCATCGGTACAGGAGTCAATCTGACATGCACTTCGGCAAGATGTGCAAGATTGCTGAACTCTGCGATATGTCTATCTACGACTTAATTAAGGAGTGCGAGGAATAAAAAAGCCCCCGAGGAGAAAGGGGGCAAGGCTTGAACTAACTATGAAACTAAGAGCACTTGGAAGTAGTGCTCGACCATTATAAGCATTGGAGACAAGTAATGACAAATTGGGTCGAGGAAACAGCAAAAGAGCTTGCCAACCATCGTTTACATGTTGATGAGAAGGTTGCTATCAAGGTATTTCTGCAAAAGGCTGCAGGTAAAGATGAAGATGAAACGTGGTATCTAGCACACAAGCTTCTAGATACGTTGATCGATCTTTGGAACATAAGGGTCCAGCAATGATCGACATGACGTGCTTCAACTGGATTAAGTTAGTGCAGAAGTCACAGCTTCCGTCTCAAGCAAAATATCTGGCTCATTACCTGTCCACCTACATGAATCAGAATCAAGACGTAGCTTGGCCGTCGCAATCAAGAATACAAGGTGAAACAGGTCTGAGTCATAGCACAGTACTTAAGTATCTGAACGTGCTTGAAGACAACAATTGGTTGATTAGGGAGAGGGGTAATAGCACAACCAACACCCGATACATGATCAATGTCCCTATGGATACAGCATTGGACACTATCGGATTAGGGGGTAGGTCGAGAGACAACCTACGTAGGTCGACAGACGACCTAGGGGTAGGTCGAGAGACGACCACTAATAACAATATAAATAACAAAAGAATAAATAAGGGCATTCCTTTCGATCAGTTTTGGACTCTATATCCGCGAAAGACTGCAAAGAAAGCTGCTGAAAAGTCATGGTGTCGCATGAAGGAGGGCGATCAGAAAGAGGCTATTTCCTATCTAACTAAAAAGCCGTTTGCCAATGAGCTAACAAAGTACATTCCTCACCCGTCTACATTTCTAAACGGCGAGAGATGGAATGATGAACTAACTAATGAAACACAGAAGGGGGCACAACACTTCCGATGATTGACTTCAAGGACATAAACATAAACGAAGAGCTTGCCATCGTAGAGTCGGCAGAGATGGTGGCTACTACTGATTTGATCACTAGGGTTGAAGAGAGGCGCAACTTTGCTGACCAAGGAATTAGGACACCTTGGCAAAAGCTTGATGGTGATTTTGCCTTACGGAAAGGCGAGATGGTGTTGATGGGTGGTTACACTGGTCACTTCAAATCCACGGTGGCTTCTCAGCTTGGACTGTCTGCTATAAACCAAGGCTATTCCGTGGGTATCGCATCGTTGGAGTTGCTGGCTGAGGACGTGCTCGAACAGTACGTGGAATTGGCCGCTGGACGTGAACGACCGCCTTTAAACTACGTATCCAACTTTGCGAAGTGGGCGGAGCCCAAGCTACACATTTACGATAGGGTTGATGCCATAGCGCCCGACTCGGCGATTCAAATGGTCATTGCGTTTGCAAAGTACAAGAAATGCGATCTCATCGTGCTCGACGCGTTAATGATGATGGGCGTATGTGATGACCTGGAGCGAGAGAAGGAATTTACACAGACGCTTGCTGCGGTCGCAAAGAAGTTCAAGGTATGCGTCCTGCTGATTCACCACGTCCGTAAACCTGCTGGTCATGACGGTGAAAAGCATATCCCAGGTAAATATGACTTCATCGGCTCAAGTCACTTAGCGAACATTGCCGCGTCGATCGTTGTTATCTGGCACAACAAAGAGAAGGCGTACAAACGTAACGATGGTTTCTTGGTCGATGACGATGACCCTGATCTTATCTTCAAGGTGGCGAAACAGCGGTATCACAAATACGAAGGCATGGTCGGATTATGGCAACACAACAACTGCCGTGCTTTCTGCGGGACGAGCAAGAGAATCATCGATCAGTACAACGTCCCTAACACGGGAGCTCACAATGACTTTTAAGCGTGAGACTACGGACGACTTACACGCAGAAGCGGAGATATTGGATTACATCGCGAGTAAGTCAGACTGTGAATGGAGCAAGCTAGGTAACGGCGGTAAGTATCGTATCGACGCTGTGATGCATAGCAGTGGTGATGTCAGAGCGTGGTTCGAGGTAAAAGATTACAAGCGTGGTTTGTTTCTGGGCTTGAACGTGCCCAAGTATTTAGAGGGGTGCAACCTTGCAACCATGACGGCTATCCCATTCATATTTGGTTTTAGGTACGAGGGAAGGATTGGGATCATCAAGATCCATGGTGGCGGACCATTTGAAGACTTAACTCCAAGACTCCGAATGGCAGGCGGCACTCCGAAAGGGCGCAAGCCTAACCCCGACGATGTAGAGCCGATGTATATGTTCAATGAAGATGATGTGAGGTGGATGTGATGATGGGTGACTTTTGGCTCATACGAGATAAAGGGGACATCGATAAGCGCATGAAGACGTTTACCGATTTTCTCAAAATAGATTGGGATTGGGACAAGCCTATTAGCTGGAAAGTAGAGGCATATTCTCCAAAGCGCTCCCTGTCGCAAAACAGTTTGTTTCACCTTTGGGTGCGTGAGATTTGCGTGTTCTTAATAGAGCGAAGAAAGGTTGAGACTCCAGACAAGATGTCGGACTTAGAGGCAGATATTAAATTGTTGTTATGTTCTAAGTTTTTGGGTACTGAGGATCGCAAGGTGGGTAGCACTATCATCCCTTCTCAAGTGAGGAGCACTAGCAAGCTTGCTCAAGGCGACATGTATTTCTTTATGTGCCAAGTGCAAGATTGGGCGTTAGATTTGGGTATACACTTAACGCATCCGCAGGACAGTGAATATATGAAATTGCAGAGGGCGCAATGAAGATACCACCACCGATTTGTAAGTACTGCGCAAAAACAATGTCAGTAGTGTTTAGTAATCAGCCTCCGCATTACCTAGAAGGCTGGGCGTGTGATTGCTCACACACTGAGCCTGCTATTTGGAGAGAACGAAAAATCACCAGGGGGGATTATGGCGATAAAGCGAGATCAAGCGGACATATGGTTCAGCAAAGCGGTGAGGCTTCGTGATGGATGCTGTCAGGTTTGCGGTACAACAGAAAATTTGCAGTGCTGTCATATCCATGGTCGAAGACTGCGAATATTGCGATGGGATATGGATAATTGCATCACCTGCTGCGCGGCACATCATCGCTACTACACAGAACAACCTGTGGCCTGGGTGGACTTTCTTAATCAGCTGCTTGGTGAAAGTCACATGGATATATTGCGTGAGAAGAGTCGCGGAATACTTAAGACCAATAAGCAGGTACGGGCGGAGATTGCGAAGCATTATCGCGAGGAGGTGCGACGTAAAGAAAGCGATCCAGACTATCAAATGGTAAGCTGGAATTAAGTCGTCGTGAGATCTAGGCATGAAGCCAAAAGACGCCTATATGACCTACGAGCAAATAGCAAAGGAGCTCGGGCTCTCTAGGCAAGCAGTACAACTCATAGAAAAACAAGCGCTAAATAAATTGCGCGTTGCGTTATCAGATTGGCAGGGTGGCTTTTTGGATCATCCACAAGCCTTCGACTTCGTTGAAAAGTTGATGCCTTACATCGAAGCGCAAGAATATTACGATGGAGATTTGCAGTGAGACTAACTAAAAAACAACTACAAGAGGCAGTACAAATGCAAGAGCAAGGGAAGAGCGTAGCGCAGATCGCGTACAAGTATCATGTCCATGAGACCACGATCAGACGCTACATGCGCAACTATGAGCGATATGGTGAGTCACTTTGGTCAACCTATCCCACGGATGTCGCAGAAGATGCGCGTCCTTGATCTGTTTGCTGGGATTGGGGGGTTCACTCTTGGCTTAGAGCGAGCAGGGTTTAAGACCGCCGCTTTTTGCGAGATTGAGCCATACGCACAGAAAGTGCTTAACAAGAATTGGCCTGGAATAAAAATCTATGACGATGTCAGAGGGATCACAGCAGAGCGATTGGCTGCAGATGGAATTGGAGTCGATGTCATTACAGGAGGCTTTCCCTGTCAGGACATCTCAGTCGCAGGTAAGGGTGCAGGCATCGAGGGTGAGCGCAGTGGACTTTGGTCAGAGTGCGCCCGTCTTATTGGGGAGCTTCGACCCCGATACGCAATCTTTGAGAACGTCACAAACCTGCTTAATGGAGAACGGGGAGATTGGTTTAAGCGAGTACTCGGAGACATTTCCGCGCTCGGGTATGATGCGGAGTGGCACTGTATACCAGCTTCCGCGGTTGGCGCCCACCACCGCAGAGACCGAGTCTGGATTGTGGCCTACCCCAACAGCAATGACGGGCGGGGAGGGGATTGCTCCAAGCCACTTGGATGGCAGTCACGGATGGAGTCTCGGGGCAGCAGCGAAGGACAGTCTATCAAAAGCGCCAGTGAGGATGTGGCCGACACCTACGAGTCGCGACTACAAAGGTGGTTACAGAACGGAATCGTTTATCAGGAAGGACGGCAAGTCGAGAGCTATGGACATGCTTCCGAATGCTGTCCTCAATGGGAAAGGAACAGAGACGGTTACTGGGCAACTGAACCCGACGTGGGTAGAGTGGCTAATGGGGTTCCCTCTCGATCACACAGACTTAAATGCTTAGGTAACGCAGTGGTTCCGCAGATACCTGAGCTTATTGGTAGAGCTATCATGGAGACAGAGAATGACTACAATCGTGTTTAACAGTGTAGAGAGTGCTTTGAGCTGGTGTCAGCATCATGACGTGAGCACTAAATATATGACAAACCTTCAAGGAAGTTGGGTGTTAAAATATCCAGGTATACATGACCCTTACGAGGGACGCTGAATTGGTTGAATTAAAGCTAAACGAAAAGCTCCTGACCGACATGGCTAATCCGCAATGGCGTAGTCAGATACCCTTCACTATGTCGCATGCAATTAATCGCACTTTGATTGCTTCACGCAAAGAACAGCAAGAGGGTATGGATAAGCATATCGCGGGCGGGCCAACGCGGTTCACGCGTTCTAGCGTTAGATACAAATCATCAAACAAGCGCAACCTGGAAGGCCGCTTGTACTACCACAAAGATGCTCCGTATATGAAAAGCATCATTGATGGTGGCACAGTCAAAGCAAAGAAAGTGAAGCTGTCTGAGCCAGTCAATGTGAGGCTCGATAAGTTCGGTAACATCCCCTCGGGTCGTGGTAAGAACAAATACTCAGCAAAGGCAAAAGCAGACAAGAAGTTTTTCTTTGGTAAACCTCGTGGTCGGAGAGGTGACGAGTATCGAGGTATTTGGCGACGGTATGGTAAGGGTGGGTATACCAAGCTAAAACGGTTTAAAAACGGCAATGTAAAGGGCGGCAAGGCAAGAGGCACAATTAAGCTGATGGTCTCATGGCGTCGTGGTCAACGTGCTGCACGACCTACCTTCCCTGCCTACGATATCTTTGAGGCACATGGCCCGCAGTACATACAAAGACAGCTCAAGATTTCATATCGTTTCGCCATGCGCACTGCTATTAAGAAGCAATCGAAAATGACAGGCTTCTAATATTCCACGGCTATTCCATGGGTATCCCACGGGTATCCCACGGGTATCCCATGGCTATTCCACGGTTGTCTCCAGGTTGGCTTGAAGTCGATCTCAATCAAAAAAAATCCAAAGGCTATTCCACGGCTATCCCACGGCTATTCCACGGCTATCCCACGGCTATCCCATGGTTGTCGTGGAACATACGTGGAACATCGATTTTGACCCCTCCCGCACCATTTCGGTGCAAGGTTGGTGAGTACTAACTAGGGCGGTCGGGAATGGTTGAGGATCGTTCGAAATGATTGGGGAAGCGCAAAAAAACACGGTCGATGTAACAAAAAGCGTGACAAGGGGAATTTGATGCGATATTTGTGTGCGCGTTCCTTGTTAATAGGAGCACTGAACTAACTAGAGGGAATCAAAAATGAAAAACGGTTTTTGCTTAATCAATAGCTTACGGGCTGAGTGCTATCGTCACGGCTTTCTGATGGTCGACGTTCAATACTCATTGAAGGATCAATATGCGGTATTTAGTGCGCGACCAGTCTTGAGCGAGAAAGACGGGCCCGAATTTTCAACGCATCTATATCGACCAGATCACGGGATGATGTCGGGCCAATACGGGCTAACAAAGGCTGAAGCTTCGAAGTCTTTAATTCAGCGCTTCGATGTTCTGCAAGGGGGCGCACAATGAACCTACGTGATGCAATGTCCTTGCAAGTGTTCTTGCATAAAAACGATTGGCTTTACCACTTTGACGATTGTCCGCGAGATTGTTTCGGTCCTGAATTGTCCGATCTTCAGTGCGTAGTCATAAAGCTGGAAGTTAAGAAGATGTTAGAGGCAAATTTGGATTGGGGCTTATTCGATGACGCGTTTGGCTTTGCGCTTGCGTTACATAATGGCGAACTAGACCAATGGTTGGGCTCGCTATCGAATAGTTTGACTGATCAATGGAAACACATTGAGGGAATGAAATAATGGAATACACAAGCTTTGATTGGATCGCCAACGAGCGATTCGCCAACATAACGACCGACGATATTGGCTTGTTTTGTGTCAATGATGGACCGCGGTTCGTGGGAGTGAATCGCGGTCGATGGAATGGTTGGGCTTGCCCCCTTCTTTTTGTGGATCAATTGAACGATGTGATCGCGTATCACACGGGGATTGCTTCGCATGCAAGCGAAACGGGCGAGGAAGTGATGGAAGCGTTTCACGGTCAATTTGCTTTCAAGTGGGTGATGTTTAACGGGTACCCGCGTCTAATGGTTGATGTGGGAAGTCATTATTGGGTATGGGAAGACGCGGAGCCCGAAGACGATCGCGAGCGCCAATGGATCTCGGAGCGTATTGAGTGGCTTAAGAACAGTAACCAAATAGCGATTAACAGCGAGGACATTTAGACATGAACTATCAATTTGTGAAAAAGAGCGCCAATAAGAAAGTAGGACCAATACCCGTTACGAATAGCCATCGCGGAACGTGCCCGCCATCGTGCCCCCTCATTGGCGAGGGGGGATGCTATGCGGACGGGGGCTATTACACCCGTATGAATTGGGACAAGCTGGACGCGGGAACGCGAGGGGGCGACTGGCTAGAGTTAGTCAACCAGGTAGCCAGGCTGAAAGAGGGCCAATTGTGGCGCCATAACGTGAGTGGTGACCTACCCGCTGCCGAGCCCGACGTGATCGATTCCCGCAAGCTTGGCCAATTGGTAGGTGCTAACGCGGGCAAGCGTGGCTTTACGTACACTCATTATCCAATGAATGAGGCCAATCGGGACGCGGTAGACTTCGCGAATGATTTGGGCTTCACCATTAACGCAAGCGCCAACACTGAAGCGCAAGCCGTTGACTATCATAAGAGCGGACTGCCTACGGTTTGCACCATATCCCGCGAAAATCGTGGGGATAGGTGGGTTAGCTTTGAGCGTGGGGGGTCGCGCTTTGTGCAATGTCCCGCGGAGTATCGCGAGGAAGTATCGTGCTCAACGTGCAAGCTTTGCTCTGTCGCATCCCGCGAGGTAGTAGTGGGGTTCACTGTTCACGGTACGCGCTCCGCCAATGCCGATCTAATCGCGAGGGGTTAACGATGAAAGCCGCAAATGATGACCGCTTTTGGCATGCTGTCCCCCCCCTTATGGCGTTAGATCCCGATCAGGCGCGACGTGTTGCGCGTGAGACTAAGCAAAGCAAAAGACAAGAAAGCGTGGGGGGAATATTCATTCTCGCTTGCCTCGGCATTCTCACGGGCTCGGTAGTGGGGTCGCTACTATGAAAGACAGCGATGCATGGGCGTCCGCCTTTATCGGTACGATGATCGCGAATGTCACGCTGTTTGGCTTAGCGCTCTACTTGATCAACTAACGCCCCCCAATCTCACCCCTAGGCCCGCCATTGAGCGGGCTTTTTTTTGCCTATCGTTTGGCACCCCCCCACGGCGCCTCAAATCGCCCGTAACGCATCGCGTTATATCCACCCCCTACCATGGCATGCCCCCCGCTGCCCACGTTCTGTGAGCGCCGTTCTGTGGCTTTCTAGGGCGTAGAACGCGCACGGGTGTCCATTGTGCAAGGTAAAGCCCCTCAATTCGGTTCAGATTTCGCGCTCGCTCGCCTAATCGTGTGACAATTGCGACAAAACGGATTGCCACTTAGGTTAGTGAGTACTCACGGGGGCGGTCGATATAACCAAATGGCATGAAAAAGCGGGTCCTTTCTAACTATCCGTATAAGGGTGCTTCGCGGCT